CACATTGATGATAAAATAGGCTACGAAGGCTAGGCAAAGGACAAATAAGAACAAAATAAACTGAATGTATCCAATAATTGTTTCAAATTTATCGTTCATATTTTCTTGCTGATTGCCAGACTCACAAATATGGCAATAATGTGTTTCATTTGTTTTTCATCAAGCATATTATATTCGTTCATTCTTTGAATGTAACTTAATTCATCTTGAGTATAGGAAATTTTGTTATTTGAAATTTTGTGCAAAACTTTATCACAGTTCTTCTTATCTAGTCTAGTGATTTCATGAATGTTTAAATTAATATCTTTTGGTTTCATTTAACCCCACTGCTCAGCCATTGCATTTGCAATAGATTGAAATGTTTTACTTCTATGTTTCCATCTATCTTTTGTTGGTGGTAATTGATACCATTTAGAGCCATTTGGTTTACCTTCTTTAGTATAATATTGTTCACCTTTACCTACAATTTTTGTTGGTTTTAAAGGTTCTAAATTTTTAAGCCACAAACAGGTTTTTTTCATAGCTTCTTCACCAAAATAATAAGGTTGAACAATTTGATTGTATTTAGGTAATTCAGCATATCCATGTGGTACCGGATTTTCCACTGCTATTTTAGGTATAAAAGGATTATAAAGTAACTTTAAGAAAAAACCTTTACCCTTATTCATTAACCACCATCTTCTATAATTTTTTCCATTTTCCTTTTTTCTATTTTTCCATAAATGTTGAACTCCACTATTGGCAAGATAAGTGCAAGGTGGATGTGCTATCATCATATCCCATTCATTATCTAAATAATCTAAAACATCACCTTGAATATGTTGTCCTGGAATATCAGTTGGTAATAAATCACAACTCCAAGCATCATGACCTTTTTTTTTAAATGCTTCTCTTACAGTACCTGAAAATTCACAAGCTATTAAAACTTTCATACAATTTTATCAAAAGGTTTTAATTCATTCTGTTTAATTTGAAATACTGGAGGTCTTGGCAAGCCAAAATCTGTTAACCTAGATTCTTGGAAAATAATATCTTTAGCCATAATAAAACCTAGTATATGAAACTCTGGAGATTTGTCAGTTACAAAACAAAAGATTTCACCAGGTAAAGCATTTTGTCTAATATATAATAATGGCTGCCTGTCTTTTTTAGGAACATGAGATTTAACCTGTATTTCTAAATTATTAAATTTAATATCAGATTTAGCACCATGATTGACATGAATTTGGGGTTTAATTTTTAAATATTGTGCAACGGCAAATTCTGCACAAGCACCAGAAATAGAATCAGCAAATTTATAATACATAGATTTACTGTAACCATGTCCCCAATTTTCACCTAATCTAAAAGACTCTGTTACTCTCATACAACCCACTTGAGCTGCGGTTGTTAATTCATAGGGTGTTAATCTTATTACTTCAGACATTTTTTTATAAATCCTATAAGTTCTTTGTTTTTATCTAATACCTTTACAAATTGCGTTGCAATAAAATCTACAGTGGGTTCTTCTGATCTTATCTTTTTATTTCCTTTATCTAAAATGGCATGGATAATTTCATGGATTAAAACATCACATAAAAACTTTTTATCTTTAATGCCTTCTCTAATTTTAATTGTGTTTTTTTCAGTATCATAAATACCATAATACTCACCCTGCTGAGCCTCTTTTAGCGGTACAGTTGAAATAGAAATTGTGCTGTTTCTAATCTTAATTTGACTTGGTATTTTCATATCGTTATCTACGAATCACTTATAGCTAAATTCATTTTGAAATCAATGTATATATATATTAAACTTTTAAGTCTTGCATTGTAAATAAAATAGTTATAATAAACGAATCATGGATAACGAATTAAGAAGCACATCAGATGTTTATAAAAACTTTGGTTTAACCAATACCTCTGTTTCAGAAAATAAACTACCTGATGATGTAAGGTTCTTTCAAAAGATTATTTTAACAAAAGAAGAAAAATCAAAATTATATATCAATCCAAGTTTCTTAATGGGAACTCTTATTCATGATGCTGCACAAAGTATGTTAACTAAAAACATTCCTATAACAGATGTCATGCCTATCCTGGAAAAGAAAGTTAAAGAATATAAAGCGAAAGATGAAAAGGACAAAGCCAAAGCAGAACTGATAGCTGAGCAAGCAGAAAGTATTATTAAAAATTTTGTAGGAGAAGTTTTAAAATTAGATGCTGGTACATTTAAAGCAGAAACCGAATACACTCATTGGGATCATCATATAGAAACATTCTTTAGATGCTTTGTAGATTTAGAAGGTAAAGATTATTTTTTTGATTTTAAAAACTTATTTGGTTCGGTTAGAAAAAACAAATCAGGTTATGCCATATCAAAAAGAAAAATAGATAGTCATATCTATACATCAGATTTAATGCAGATTGCTTTGTATAGCCGTTGTGTCAATAAGAAACCATGTTTAATTTATGCCACAGAAGATGAAGTCATGGCTTTTCATGAAGATAATACACCAGAACTTAGACAAGATAATTTAATTAAATATTATGATGAACTCATTTTGTATCAAAAGATTTGGGAAAATAAATTAAGATTTGCAGATGGCGATCCCAAAAAATTAGCAAGTATTATTAAAACGGATTTCTCATCTATTCGTAAACAAGATTTTTGGTGGCAAGATATTCCAAAAGAATATTTAGATAGGTTGTATAAATATTATGGTTGATTTAATTATTTTAATTTTAATGGGATTAATATGACAAAAGAAAACCCATCACATTTTAGTAAATCGTATCTTTTAATACGATTACATAAATTAAGATTAAAGATTCAAGGATTAAAAGATGATAATAAATCTTTGCAAAATGATAATACTAGATTGAGAAAAGAATTGGTATTATGGATGAAAAAAAGCCAAGAGAATTTTAGAAAGAGCTTTACAGAAAGGAACGACAACAATGACAAACCATAACCTAACCTATGCGGAAAAGGCTATGATCCTAAATACGCTAGAAGAAAGAAAAGAAGATAGACTAGAACCAGATTTAGAAAGAAGGATTGATAACCTGATATCTAAATTTCAAGAAGGCAATGGTGAATTAGCAACCATTACTGAAAAACAAATTCTAGTTCAACAAATAGAACTTAAACTTGAAACTCATTTAGAAGATGATGCTAAAATGAAGTTTCAAAAAATCAGAGAAAAACTAAACTATGGAAGGTAAAAAAATGATAACATTAATAGAAGCGATACAAGCTTTTTCAAAGAAAACCCATGATACCATTAGAGTTAAGGGTGGGAAAAATTATATCCAGGTTAAGGATAGATTAAACTTTGTAAGAGAAACTTTTGGTGAAAGAGTAACCATAAAGACAACCACTAAACATATTGATGGAGCTGCTGAGTTCCATTGTGAAATGTTTTTAGATGATAAGTTAATTGCTACCGGTAATTCAAAAGAGGTAGGAGTTGGCGAAAAATCTTATGAGAAACATGAATCAGTGGCAGTAGGAAGATGCTTGGCGTTTGCAGGATTTGCAGGAACAGAATTAGCTAGTGCTGATGAGATGCAAAACTTTGTAAGAAATCAAGAACAACAAAAACCTAAACCCCAACCTAATCCTAACGCAAAATTTATAGCTGATGACTTTTTAAAATATCTAAGAGCTTCAGCAGACCATTGTAAATCAATGGCTTCTTATGAACAACAAAAACAAAAGTTCATGGAAGAATTTAAAATTATGGATTTAAAAGATTCCGATCCAGCAACCTTTGAGTATGTTGTTAAGGAAGCACAAGCAATAAATGAAAAAGTAAAACAAAAAGTAAACGAAAACAAATAGGAGAACTATGTTAAAAAAACCCATTTACTTTAATGTGTTCAGAAATGAAACACCTTCTCAAAAATCACCAACGCATAGTTGGAATGGTTTTGAGTTGAAAGAAGATATTACAATCCCTGCTGGTAAATATGATTTATCATTTTGGGGTAATGCGGTTAATCCTCAAACAGGAAAAGATAACCCACATTTTAAAATATCTAATCCATATAAAAAAGATAAGGATAAAATCCCCTTTTAATTATGGAATCCAAGAACCCTCCCTATTATAAAAAAACTATTGAAACTTGTGATGCAATCCTTTCACAATTAAATAATGACTCAGAGAAGATAGGTTTTTTAAAAGGTCAAGCGATGAAATATCTTTGTCGCTTTGGAACAAAAATGGGAGGGAGTCTTGCAGGATTGATTGTAGATTGTGAAAAAGCGAATTGGTACATTAATAAATTATATATGTTTCTAAAGAAACTAGAAAAATCAAATGATGATATGAGTCAGGTATTAGATGAATTAGAGAAACAAATTAAGAATATGGATGATAAAAATAAAAAACATAAGAACAATATAACGAAATTATTTAATAAGGATAAAGATGAATAAAATATATTTTAGTGAGAGAAAATTAGATGTGTTTAAGTTTATTACAAAATACTTTAAAGAAAATGATTATACCCCAACCTTTGCAGAGATTGCCAAAAATCTAGGTTTTACTAGGTCAAGAGCCAATGCGATTGTTAATGATTTAGTTAAAATAGGCTTAATTGACAAGGAAACAGATGCTAGTCAAAGAAAGATTAGATTGTCAAAAAATCAAATAAACATATTGAATAAACTTAAATTTAATATAATGTACACAGAGAATGAGTTTAGAAAATAACGTAAGAAAGGACTTCTACTATACGGTAGAAGCTAGGATAACAGAATTTTTTAGCAATGTAGAAGACGCTGCTAAGAAAGAGAAGCCAAGTTCAAACTGTTCTGTTGAGATACAGAGCTTAAAGTTTAACAAGGCTAATACTAAACTAAACGATAAGGCGAATAATGTACGATCCGAAGAAGATCAAAAGCCTAGAGGAGAAGCAAAATGATAAGCTACAAAAAGCTTGGAAATATAAAAAGCTTTTCCAAAAGTTCCAAGATGAGCAACATAA